AAACTTTCATTATTAAATCTGAAAGAAAGTGAATTATTAAAAAAAGAATCAGAAATAAAACAATTAATTACAAATTATGATTATTTATTTAAAACTAATCAAATGCAAATGGAAATTACAAATGAAAATAATATGTCATCATATATATGGAAATTTAATAAGATTTATAATGTAATAGGATTAAAATTAACTTCATATTCTCTCCCAATACCACGTTTTAATATTATGAACAAAAATAATAAATTAATATTAAATGTAAATGATACTAATATTCAAGTAGAAATCCCAATTGGAAAATATACAATTGATGAACTAATTGAATTGACAAATACAAAATTAAAAGAAAAAGATGATACTTTAAATATATCGATAAATTCTCAACAACACATTATTATAGAATCTAATGACGAATCTAAACAATTTTCTATAGTACAAACAAATTTATCAAGATTTAATCTTGGATTTATTTCAGAAGATGTTAAAAATAAACATATATCTGAAAATACATGGGATCTTAGAATTGAAGATAAAGTATATTTATTTCTCAATAATATTTCAAATGAAATGCCATTTGGTGTATTACATTTTAATGGTATGGCAGTATGTCAATTTAAATTTGATAAACCATATAAATTAGATAATTTAAATATTGTATTTAAAGATTCAAGAGGAGAAATATATGATTTTCATAATTTACCACATAGTCTTAATATTATGTTAGACCTTTATAATTAACTTTTACTAAAATTAACATTTCTAAAATATTCTTCTCTCATTTTATTCATTTCTTCATCTTTTGTTATATTATTAACTATTGTATCAAAATTTTCACCACCTACCAATCTAACTATAAAATTAATTGAATAAACACCACATTCAGAATTTTTAAATTGATGTTGCATTGTATTGTAACGAATATCAAATCCTCCTTTTAATAAATTTTTAATATTATCATCCTCAATATTTATATTTTCTTTATTTTTTGATTTTTTTCTCAAATGTTTTAATTTGTTTATTGTATCGGTTACATTTAATTTTTTGTTATATTTTTTTTCATATAAATATTTTGTTATTCTATTTACAAATTTTCTAATTCTTTTTCCAGGTGCATTTCCAACAGAATCAAAGAAATATATTTGATTTTCTTTTAAATCAGCATAAAGTGCTACCCAATGTGAACCACCTTTATAATGTTCATCTAAATTAATAACCATACCAATTTTATGTTTCCCATTTTTTTCTAATTCTTTAAAATTTAAATTTGAAATCCCTAAAACTGGTAATTCATCAAAATCATATGGAACTGCCCCTAAAAATATAAAATCTTTATGAACATTCATATATTGCTCCACCACATCATTAATATGAGTTGTACTTAACCACTCATATTTTTTAGTAGGACCTTTCGGTCTAAATGTGTTTTCTTCTATATCTTCGTCTTCTAACTGTTTTACAATATCTAAACGTAACCAACATGTTTGTTCATCGCATTTATTTTTTAATTTATCTTCCAATATATCAACCAACTCATCTTTATCCAAATTTACGTCAATCTTATCCTTATTATGTTTATTATAATTTGTTGCTATTTTTTTCAAAGCATCTAATGTAAAACAAGATCCATCTTTATATTTTTTACTTGGAGCACATTTCTCTTGTTGTGTAGTCATTATCAATAATTAGATTTTTATTATTATATTATATAAAAAAATTATTTAACCAAATAAATATCATATTCATAACCAAGAGAATCACCATAATATGATACACTATCGTGAAATAAATATACATCAATATCAAATGGTGTTTTAATAATGAATTCATAATATTTTTCACCAATAGATACTACTTTTCCATATTTTGGTGTTAATTCATCTAAATATTTTTGACTATATGGTGAAAAAGTTATATACACAATATCATCTACTTTTAATTCATTTAATTAAATTTTTACCACTCAAATATTCTTCGAAAATAGGTTCGTATTCCATTACATATATAAAAATATATAAAAACAATAATATTTTCAATTTTTATATAGATAATTATCTATATAAATATATATAAAATGGAAATGAAATCAAAATATTTAAAATATAAACTAAAATATATGAAACTTAAACAATTGATAAACAATGATGAAACAGACGGAAATCCTAATAAATTATCAGAATTTGATTATATACAAAATGGTGGATCTTACCAATCATCGTCAGAAACTGAATCTAGTCAAATGGATGATACTGGATTACCTGACCAATTATCTGATTTAGAAGACAAATCACCTGAAGAACAATCGGATGAAGACAAATCACCTGAAGAACAATCGGATGAAGACAAGTCACCTGAAGAACAATCGGATGAAGACAAGTCACCTGAAGAACAATCGGATGAAGACAAGTCACCTGAAGAACAATCGGATGAAGACAAGTCACCTGAAGAACAATCGGATGAAAGTTCTAGTTCTAACGAAGATAATGTTTCTGAAGAACAATCTGATGATACAGGATTACCAGATCATTTACCAGATTTGGAAGATGATAATGTTTCTGTAGGTGGGTCTGATTTACCAGACCAATTACCAGATGAATTATCTGACTTGGAAGAAGATATTGTTTCTGTTGGTGGTTCTGAAAATGAGGAAGAATCTGAAAGTGATGAGACTGATGAAAAGGAGGCTGAAGAATTATCTAATGACGATTCATCTGATGAGAAAGAAGCTGAAGAATTATCTAATGACGATTCATCTGATGTTGATGATGAATCATCTGAAGAAGAGGAAGTTGATGATTCACCAGAAGAAGATAATGTATCATCAGAGAATCCATCAAAGAGTCCATTAACTTTATCAGAAGATACAACTACATCAAAGGCCGTATTAAAAGGATACAAGAGAAACTTTATAAGAGAAGATAGTAGTACAAGTTCTGAAGAATTATCAACATTATCAGAATTAGATAGCGACTAATATATAAAGAAATATATAAATATATTATTTATATGAGACAAGTTAGCGGAATTGATGAATTGGATGAGTTTATTTTAAATGGTGTTGATAATAATAAGGTAGTAGTGTTATATTTTGGAGCTGTATGGTGTGGACCATGTAAATCATTAAAAGAACGACTTGTAGATCCAGATACATATAAATCTATGCCAAGACTGTCAGTTTGTTATTTGGATGTAGATGATATGGAAAATGAAGATCTAGTACAAAAATATAATGTTGAAGCATTTCCAACACAAATTTTTATCCGTGTAGATAAAAATCGTGTAGTTGAGGTTAGTCGTGTAGAGGGATATGATTTTACAAAATTAAAGTTAGAATATGATAGATATCTATCGTAAAAGCAACTCTTACTAAAAAAAATTGATAAATTATTATAATATAATAATAACTTATTAATTTTATGTCAAGTAAATTTACTATTAATAATATTCGTCTTTTGAGTTGGTGGGAATATAATCTACCATCTAATACCGAATGCAGTGTATGTCGTGAAAGTTTAAATACTAATAGTTTGTATTATCAAGACAAAGGGTTAGATAGTTGTATTGTTGAAGGTATTTGTTCTCATTCTTTTCATTATGAATGTATTCGTCCATGGGTAGAAAAGAACAAACATTGTCCACTTTGTATGAAACCATGGGCATATAAAACAAATCCAAAATAATAATTAAAAAAATATTTATTTTATATAATAGATGCTAAAGAAATTAAATGATAATTATGAAATTGGTTTAGATGAAGCAGGGAGAGGACCTTTAATTGGACGAGTTTATGCAGGGGCTGTAATTTGGGGTCAAGATACAAAAGATAATGATATGATAACAGATTCAAAAAAATTATCAGCAAAAAAAAGAGCTGAATGTTTGAAATGGATTAAAGAGAATGTATATTGTTGGGGTGTTGGCTTTGCGGAACCAAGTGAAATTGATACTCTCAATATATTAGAAGCTACAAAACTTGCAATGGAACGAGCTATAAGTGATTTGAAATCAAAATTAAAAGAAAATGTAAAAACAACTAATCTAATTATTGATGGATGTTATTGGGAAAAGAAATTCCCGGAATACAAAGTTACTTCTGTTGTAAAGGGTGATGCAAAATTCCTTTCTATTGCAGCAGCATCTATTATTGCAAAAGAATATCACGATGAACATATAATGGAATTATGTAAAACAAATCCAGAATTAAATGCTAAATATGATTTAGAAAAGAATAAGGGGTATGGTACAAAGAAACATATGGAAGGACTTCAAAAACATGGTACAAGTCAATATCATAGGAAAAGTTTCAAATGTTGTGTATAAAAACTCATTAACATTCATTTTTATAAAAAATTGATCGCAGCAATTATTTATTCTATAATAAAAACATACGTTTTTATTATTAGCCCAAAAAATTGATAATAATATTATTTAATACAAATAGATAATATTATTAATGTCATTTCAAGATTGGAAGCCTGTTGATATTGGTAATAAGAGTATGGTAAAGAAAAGTACTTCTCCAAAGAAGACTGTTACTCATGGTTTTAATACTAATGGTATTACTGTTAAAAAAATTTATGACCCAAATGATCCAGATGCAGAACCTGAAATCAAACCAGTTATGATTGATAAAGAGTTTGGTCAGAAAATGGTTAAAGCTAGAACTGCTAAAAACTTGAATCAACAACAATTTGCCACTGCTCTCTCCCTACCTCTTGCTACTATTAAAGAGTATGAAGCAGGAAAGGGAGTACGAAATGGTACTATTGTTGATAAAATTAATCGTTGGATTGCAAAGAATAGTTAAATTTTTTTATGTAATAAATTGTTTTATGTAATAAATTGTTTTATGTAATAAATTGTTTTATGTAATAATACAATTAATCTATAAATTCATCATTATCTTCATTATCATCACTACAATTTTGTTTAACATTATTAATTTCATTTAATTTAATTTCATTAATAATTTCACCATCTTTTGTTTCAATAATATTGATTTCAAATCCCATTTTTCTATATAGACGTCTTCTATTATATCCCTGATTTACAAAACTAGGAAGTTGATCTGTAAAATCATAAATTGTTGGTCGAACATTTGGGTCTATTTTTCTAATCACACGACCTACTGCTTGTTCTACTTCTCTTCTTGATGTTACCATAAACAATGTATTGAGATCTGGAATATCTAGTGCTTCTGATGCCATACCATAAGATGCAAAAATAACTTGTGCCAATTCTGCTTGTTTTAGTGCTTTTTGTTTCATCCCACCAACATAATAATCAGTTGTTGTAATCTCTCGTGCATCTAATCGTTTCTTCAACAATTCAAGATGTTCAATTCTATCAGATAAAATTAAAACTTTTCTTTTATCTTCAATTAAAACTTCTTCCAACATATCAATAATAAATTTATTTCTTCTACCAATTGTTGTAATTTTATTTATTGTTT